TATCTGTCGGCGATGACTCGATCGTGTTCGCGCTGTTCTTTTTCTTTTTGGTCAAGTGATGATTTAAACATATCGTTTACCCTCTTTCCATTTTCTACTTCTATTTCTCTTTTTACAAGTTCATTATTTTTCTCATAAACTTCTTTATGGAATTCGATTAATTTTTCGCCAAGGATTTTCGATGATCGCTTCACTTCTTTCTCGGCAGCAACCACGCCAACTTCCCTTTTATTAAGTTTAATATTTTCTTGATGATCAATTTCTTTCTGGTCAAGAAGATTATTAATTACATTAACCAATTCCTGTTCGTGTTTTACAGCAATGCTTTTATGTCGATCAGCGTTGGCGAGAAATTCTTTGGCTTGTGCAAAAAGGATTTGGGATTTTTGATCTTGCTCATATATTGGTTTAAGAGCTTCTGTTTTTCTCACTTCAAGTAATTCTACTTCTTGAAGTAAGCTTCTGGATTTATTTGATAATGATTTGACTGAAACTGCGAATTCATCTCGAGCAAGCGTAAGGTCTTCTTCGATTCGTTTCAGCTCTTCAGCCAAGGATGCCTTTGCTTTATTTACTTTCTTCACCAAGGATATTTCTTCTGATTTGAGATTAATGACCCTCTCTTTCAATTCTTCTTCAATTTTGTCCTTGGCAGTTTTTATTTGTTCATTTGAGAGAAGTTTCATAAAAAGGCTTTTAGAGTTCGTATCCTGCGATGTTCGCGTGGCAAACTGATATGCCGTCGATTTCGACCGATACCAGAGCACTCTTCGCGCCTCGTATAGGCGTTTGGAATGTGTGTTCGTATGAAAGATTTCCCGCTGCGGTAGCTGCCAACTGTGATTGCCAGATGATCGTAGTGCCTTGTTTTACCAACATCAATGCACCCGCTTTATCGGAGCTGGCGCTGATATCGGTGATGTAGTATGTTCTGCCCGCCACTGCTGCGTGAGAAGCGACGGCCGCTGTTGCGTGGGTCGCTGTTTCGGAGAATGGCGTGCCTGAAGCTTGTCCTGACATAGTAGTATAATATTTTTAATTTATGTTTTCGACGGGCTTGCCTTGAAATGAACCCTCTTCTTCATCGCTTTCATTCCAATCGGCAGGGAGGACTGTTTGCGGTTTTGTCGGATCTACTCCGTCAGCTGTAGGCTTGGCGAAGTTTTCGTCTTCCTGCGGTCTGGATTGGCGAGTTCGAGAGAGAGGGGGAGCGTCTGATATTTTCGCTTCGACTTTAGCGATTTTATCTGCTCGATTTTTATTTGCCGAGCCAATCAATGATGATAGGTTGTCTTGACTGTCACCGAGTTCATCGATGTCATCGGGAATGTATGCCATTTGAAAGAATTGCATAAACATCGGAACATCTTCTGGTTTTTTGGGCGATGTCATTTTATCGCCGTCTTTATGGATGAGCGTGCCGTCGGCCGTGGTTCTTAAAAGTTCTTGATTGGTGAGGTGCTTAGCGTAATGCCTCGCAAGATAGTCTGGCATATACTCCGACGCGCCTGCTGGATAGGTGCGACCTTTGCCATCCCAATATCCTATGAATTCTTCTGCGGTGAAATTGACAAATTTTGCTGTTTTCATTTTTTTGTTTGGGAGTGGGCAATATCTCCTCTTTTTAATGCCCAAGTGGCATCAGCGGTTCCACGTTATTTATTAGCGCTGATCTTTGTTGCCTCTTGGCCTTGTCACTCAGCCCCATTTCTGGAGGCCGAGAGCAAGACCGAGAGGTCTTTATAATGACTATCCAAGCGTCAAGAATACTAAAGCGTATTCTGTGGTGATACCCGTAGCCATGTGGTAACCAATGATGTTGGTTGCCGCAATTGCTGGAGCTACCGAGCCTGAAGTGCCGCCCGAGAGCGATCCAACTGCTTTGCCTGCTACTCCAGCTCCAGTGAATAGAACCGAAGCAACACCTCGTGTCTGAAGCCATCCGAAGTAGGCAGCAGTTATAATGTCCTGCGCCACACCAACGATAGCGCCTGTCGGCGTTCCTGGCTCGACAACGACTCCGTTATACGGATGAGCGCAGACGATTACTTTGGAAGCTGTGGTTAATGCTACCTGCAAAGGATCTTCAAGCGTAACGACGCAGTTTGCTGCGGCCGATACGGCAGTGTTTCCTTTGATTTTGTAGCAGTATCCCTGTCCTGGAGTGACGTTGACAGATAGGTATCCGCCAGCGAGCAAGTTGAGCGCCAAGGTGAGAGTTCCCGTTAAGGTGATTGAAGTATCACCAATGGCCGCTGCTGCGACTGCGAGACCGCCTGTTGGCTGTTCGTTGGTCGCATCCAATGCTCGTGACTGATAGACCTTGCCAGCGACTGTAGCTGTAGCACCTATTTTGGCGTAGCGAAACCCTCTACCCTCCGCAGTTTCGACATATGAGCCGAAATCGTGAAGTTGAGTTTCTGATCCATGAAAAATTCCCTGTGCCGCAACTATTACTGGTCCTGTTAAAGTTGTTTGTCCCATAGTTTTGTTTTTTATTGTTTTTAATTTATGATGCCTAAAGTCGACTCTTTAGGCGCTTGCTGCCTTAATAACTGCGAAGTTGACCAGGATTGCTCCTGTTTCAGCTATACCAGCAGCCACGTTGTTATTCATCACCGAAATGGTAAATGAACCCGTGGCAACTGCAACGACAACGACGTCTGTCATTGCACCGATTGCTCCTGATTGCTGGGAAACCACGACGACATCTCCGATCGCCACCGTTGAATTAGTGACGATGAATGCGGCAGCTGCTTCTGCGGCAAGTGACGTATTGTTGGTCGTGATAGTTCCAGTCAATTTGTTGATCGTGACACCCGTTGTGCGATTGGTGGATTGTGTGACAGCGCCACCTGCGCCTGTGCCATATCCCACCCCGCTGCCTGTTGGAGCTGTGGAAATGATACTCACTGCCCCCGTTACGTTTCCGTTCAAGGTGGTTACGCCACTGGGAGTTTTAAATGTCCCAGTGGAATCAGACATATCAACCGAAGCCGATCCACCAACTCTAATGTTCTTGTTGGTGTTCAATCCGTGATACCGAACTACTGGCAATCCATCCTCTATAAGTCCTTCTGTTAATGTAGCCATAAATGTTTTTTATATTTTAACCCTCTCTCGTAATTGTCCTTTATGGACAACCCGAGGTCAAGGGGGAAACTTGGCGTTCGACTAAATGCCAGTAATTCCTGTTAATTTTCCGTGTCTTTTTGGGTTAGTAGTAATGAACTGACCGCCGAAGTAGATGTGGCCGACAACTGCACCTGCGTTTGCAGGAATAATCCAGTCGCTCCACGAAAATCCGAGACCGATTGGGGCATCGTAATCGTTGCCCTCCATTTGGCTCTTGTAGCCAATCGGCTTTGCGTTGAAGAACGGAAGCGCGTAGAAGTCTACGAATTTTTCATTGACTCCGATCAATGCGCCAGAGGTGCATTTCTCATCCATGATGAGGGGCTTGCCGTTGTAATCCAACGAGGTGAAACCTGTTGATCCGTAAAGCTCGCTTTTCATACGGCTGGCTTCTTTGTTGATGCGCTCTTGCGGGCGTAACAACTGGCCGTAGAGATTAAAGACTGTCTCAGTGGTGTAGAACGCAGTCGGTTTTTGTGAACCGCTGGTTATTGCCGCCCAAAGAGTATCAATTTTAGCGAGAGTTAAGGTGCCAGCGGACGCCGTTACCGTCGACTGTAAAGTCGAATAAGTTGAGCGTGACTGACCTCCAATTGTTGAGACGGCGCTTCCGTCATCAACCAATGCCGCAAGACCTAAGGGGTCTTTTGAGCTGTTTCCAGTGCCGTCGGCATAGAAAATTGTGCCGAGATCATCGGCCATATCTTCGGTGTCGGACTGGATTGTGAGCTTCATAAGGTCGAGCACCTTATCTTCGGTGTCGGCCACTTACAGCTCGTCGCCTGGGAGAGCACACGTAATCTGATAGAAAGACGGCGTGAACTCGAGAACCTGGCGGTTATCGGTCGCTGAGACCGAGAACGTATCGAACCCGCGGAACGATCCCCCTGTGGTGTTCTTTACGTATTTGAATGGCACGCGAAGTGTCCTACCGCTCCATTTCTTGGCCCCGCGCACTACGCGCTGGAATAAGACGTTGGAGTTAAGGATTGTATCAACCACAAAAGGCAAGTATTTCGTTTGAACCGTAGATTGAATTCGTTGTCCGTATAGTTCTGCCATAGTTTTGTTTTGTTTAAATTTATTAAAGTGCGATTAATTTCGACTAAAATTAATCGTTTGGGCGCTTTACCAAGGTCTGTTGCCTGCTTTATTAAAGTCGGTAGAAGTCGCGTAAGCGGATTGCTTGGTTTCGGCGCGATTCTCGGATGTGGTTGCGCCTGCGATTTGTTTCCTGTCTTTGGTAGCATCGGCCTTAACGCTGGTCACGCCTGATTTCATCATCTGAAATCCTGCGCGATAGTTCCAGCGACCTTTGCTATCAACAAGGTCGTTGTCAAGAACGAATTTCAGAAGCTTGTTGCGATCCACTTTGACTCCGTCAGGACTTATGGTCTTGTCGGTTTCAAGTGCGGTGACCTGCTCTTGAAAGTAAGTCGTCGCGTCGTCGATCGCTTTCTGCTTCGCTGCACTCTTGGTTTCGATTTCATTGAGTGCTTCGGCACGGGCTTCGTCTTTCGCTTTTCCTACGAGTGACTGATTCCAAGATTGGAGTTCGAGCCACTGATCATCATCGCCTCCGAACCATGATGGAACTTCGACTGGGGTAGCGCTCTTAGTAGAGTCGAATCTTTTATCGATGTCCTCTCTAAACTTCGCCAATTCGGCTGTGTGCCGTTCCTCTTGATCATTGAAGCGCTTCGTCCAGTCTGATTCGCGCTCTTTCCAGCGAGGGTGATCGGCTAAGTTTTCCGCACCGCCATCTTTATTCTCCGTCTGATTTTTATTCTGGTCAGACGAGCCAGTCTGGTCGGCGTTCGTTTCTTTTTGGTCTTGAACCGTTGACGATTCGGTGGAGTTATCGTTCTCCTTGATGTCAGTTGGAAAGGCTGATTGCCCTTCCACATTCATCTGCGTCATAATTGAATCTCCCATATTTTTATTTTTTTGGGTTAGGCGATTTCCCATTATTAGCGCCTAAAATTTATTTATTATTTTTTATTTTTGTCCATTTTCTTTATTCATTTCCATATCTGCTTCGATTAGATCAAACTCTGAATTATTTTGATACTTCGAAATTGATAATCCTGTCATCTTCAATTTTAAGCAGACTGTGTATTCTTTCCCAACTTCCCACTTCTTTGCTTCGGGGAAGAATTCATGCGAAAGTTGGAGATTCGGATAAGATTTTTTTGGCTCTGATTTTTTCAGTTTACCAGTCGATGGCATGGACTCCATCATCTCATCTATTTTTGGTTGTATTTTATGCATTTTCATATTTTTAAGGCCCTGCGGCATTATTGGACTGGAACTTCAGAGAGAATCGACCGCCCTGGGGCGCCTTGCCCTTCTCCCTGTTTCATTGATTGCTTTAATTGCTCTTTTTCCATATCACGCGCATGCGATTGATCAGCTTCAGCTGTTGCTGTCGCCGCTTTTTCTGTTGCGGCTGATTGCGCCATTGCCATTGCTTCCTGAATCAACGAATTGTCTTTATATAGCAGGTGTGGCGCGTTTGTTTCGAGCCAGACGTTGGCTGCAAGTTCTTCGGGGTTCGGATATTCAAGTCGTTTGTATAAATCAAGATTCGAGATGCGATTTAGTTTGGCGAGTTCAAGAGATTGGTTTGCGATTGAAGTGCTGTCTTTTGGAAGAAGCGAACCCTCTTTAACAGATACAACTATTTTTGGTGGCGTTGCGCCCTCGATGAATTGGAAACCCGTATCATAGACATAGAGCAGTTGCACGAACCAGTTGTAAATGTCATCGGCAAATTGCTCAAGGTATTCAGTGACACCGCCTCCGATTCTGTCGCCGTCAGAGCCTCTGTTAAGTATTTTACCACGCACAGAGTCTTCGGTTTCGAGGCCTGCTGCACTGGATCCGCGAATACCGAAAATATCACGCAATCGACTTCGAGTGTCGGCCAACTGGTTATATACATCAGGCGGAAGTCCTGGGGTGGGATAGCGGTCAATTGCTTCGCGCGGGACGCCATCAGGAATGACAACTGTGCCTCCTTTGCGTAAAGCCGTAGTCACGGATTTAGCTTGCGGTTGTGTTAGACCCGATCGCCCGAGAGAAACTACGATGCCACCGTTCATGTCATCGGCATTTTTATCAATTTGTTTGTTTCGTTTATTGATGCGGTCCTGATTGGCAAGATTCTGACCTATGAGGGATGTCTTGTCCATCGGGTGATCACCGAGATTAAAGACTGAAAGGAACGAGAATGGCATCTGCGGAGTCATAAAATGGTTGATGCCTTTCGTGGTTGTTTCTTGAGTAGTTACGCTTCCATAATCATCAACTTGAACGCCAGATGAAGACATATCGGTCGGTGATGGCGTTTCGGTTTTATCATAATTCCAGTGCGGATTTTTCTTTTTAAAAAGGACTGTTTTGTCTAACTTCCAGCACATATATTGCGGAGTCCACCATTCAATAAAGTTGATGCTTGTGCCAGTGTCAGTCCCGACTTTGTCAGTAATTGCTTTTTTAGCTTCTGTCACTTCTGGCAACTGTTCATCGCCAATAAGCGCAAGAATTTTAGATGCAGGAAGTTTTCGGTATTCGCCTATGCGGTCGCCATTGTAACCGTCTTCATCAATGGTTGCATCAGGATCAAGGATTACGCGCTTCGGGCGAATGATACGAACAATTGGGATATCTTTGTCGAGATCCCAGCCGAACTTGGCCACGCCGAGTTGGTAGATAGCCCAATGGCGCGCTCCCTTTTTAAGTTTGAGGCGCAGTTTATTTTTATCGGCAAGGTCGGCAAGTCGCCCCTTTACTTTGAGAATATATTTTGAATGTATTGGATTTTCGTTTCCATTTTCGTCTTTCTCGGAGTTGTCGAGAGAAACAATAGGTTCAGGATTTCTGCGTGTTGATAACGGCAGAAATGTTTCGAGCGATTCGAATATGAGATTGTCGGCATCAGGACGTCCATCGATGAGTTCTTTGGGTAAGTCGTGTTGTTTGCCGAGCCAGTATTTTTCGTTCTCATCGATTTGCTTTTCCCAGTCGGTTTTTTTCGGCGATTCTTTCCAGTCAGCTTCCCATTTATCGGTCAGCTTTATAATATCTTCATTTGACATCTCAAGCGTAAGCTCGGGGAGCTTTTTTGAAACGACTCCTTGCTTCGTTTCTTCGCTTCCGTCGGCTTTTGATTTATTGATATCATCGCCAAGCGATATATATGCTTTTATGTCTGTGTTTAACATGTTTTTATTATTTTTAACAAAAAGAGCTGTATGCATTTCTGCGATACAGCACGCCCTTCATCGGGGTTGGAGCTTTATTTTTCTTTTATTAAAATTATGAACATTTAATTTTCACGCTCGTTCACTCTTTCATTTTTTATTATATTATGAACTACTAATAATGTCAAGTCCCTATCCTTTTGTAGGTCTGATTAATAAGTAGCACATTTTGAATGACACCATTGTTGATATTTATTTCTGCCTTGCCGCTTTGAAGTTCAAACACACCCGCTTTGAGAAGTATAATAAATTTATCACGGTTCGCTTTGAAAGCGAGGATGATTTGCGAATCCTCGGGAGCAATAAGTATTTCAGTTGTTTTATATGTTTCTTGTATCATATTTACCACTCAATTGATTCTTCATCAAGACGATCGAGAGAAGCTTGAATGCCTTTATTAAACATTTCATCTGGGCTGAAGCTCACTTTGTCGCCAGCTTCAATCATATAACTGTTTTGTTTTGATTGCGATAATGGCGCTTCAATGATTGCGCCCATGCCAACGAATCGACTCATGCCAGCACGCCAGCAAACTGTTGCAAGAGCCTTGTGGTCTCGTCCGCTACGGACCCATTTATAGCCCTTGGTAGCGTTTGTGTCGGGGTCGAGCACTTTCATTTTCGACAGGTTATTCCAATCGAGCCAGTATTCGAACCAATCGTTCTCAGTTCCATGAACAGGAACTCTTCTGTTGCGGAACTCATCAATGACGAGCTGTATGCCTCGGTTGCGATCTACTTTTACGCTCCTGCAATCATCGCCTTTCCCGAATGTAAATATTTCTTCTTGATTGCGATCGCCCACAAAGTAAATCAGAAACACTCTTCCTATCCAGCGTTCAGCGAATGCCCGAGAACCGATGAGGTCGCCGCCAGCGTCCATAAATGCAATGGCGCGTGGCCAGCGTTTCATAAGAACGTCAAGGTCGCAGTAATCATTGCAATCGCCTTGAAAGAACAGGCCATTTTTATTTCCGATGACGTAATCGAGTCGAAGTCCTGTATCAATGCCGACGATAACACGCTCGGTTGTTGGTGGCGCCCAAGCTTGGTTGGTAAGATTTTGAAAGAAGCTTTGTCGTAGAAGCTTTGATGAACCGTCGGCGAATGGCAAGCCGAGTATTTTTGTGTAAAAGAATTCAGGCGTGGTATCAGGATGTTTGAATTTTGCGACGATTTCTTTGGCGCTCATCCAAGGGCATATCAATAATGACACCCAATAGCCAGACCATGCTCGGTCAGGATAGCGAGCGACCCATTGGCCTGTAACACGGACCCAATCTGGCAATTCAGCATGGCATTGTTTACATATGAATATGCCTCGCTCGATATCGATAGACATTCGGCGCGGGTTTTCGGTATCCCATGATAAGAATTGCTAATGAGCGCAATGCGGACATTTTACAAACCAGTGCTTTTGGTCGCTTTGTAGCCAGTCGGCATGCACGCCAGTTTCAGGCAAGCTCGGATGACTAAATGTATGTGTTTGTTTGAATTTTGAGTGTTGGGTTCTGGATTGGTAATCAGCAATGACATCAAGCTTGGAACTATCTTTTTCATCATGAACGAGTCGGTCAGCAGTAACCATGATGGCGGCTTTTTTAGAACACGTGCCTCGGAAGTAAATGATTGAGTTTCCGACTTGTTTGACTTCAATTGAATCTTTGTCGGCCACGTCATCTATCATGCTTTTATTATTAGCAATAATTCGGTTCACTTTGCCGCCTACAAAGACGCGGACATCTTGGTCGGTTGGCAGAGTATTTCCCGTCCAATAACACCGTCCTTTTCTTCGCGCATAAAATGTTCCAGCTGGAGTCCTTGGACACCAGATTATTCCTTTATAGCGAACTATTCTAGGTTTCAATTCTCCAGTTTCAACTGATTTAAATTGAGTCAATCTAATCGTATGGCATACCCCTGACTTGCTAACGCTTGGCACATATCCAGCGAGTACCGCTATCATACACAAAATATCAACCGTTATTTTATCTTTTTGAGCGATTGCCCATGTGCCTGAACTATCCAGCCAGCCGTCTGCTTTTGCAAATGTGTCTATAAAAAGTTTGCATTGTGCTTTAGTGAGAGATAAAGCGAATTTCACATCTGGTATTTTTTCTGGGAATCGTTCTCTTATTTCTTTTCCCATTCTAAATGCGAATCTAAATGATACGCATCCGTTATGCTTCATCAGATATTCTTTCCATGCCACATTCAAACTGCGGAGTATAGCGCGTATCTCATCACAATAAGGCGCATTCACTTTTTCGGATTGCGTTATAATGATTGAATAACATTTTTTACCAGACCCTTTCGTTTGTTTCGGATAATGTCCTTCAGAAAATACCCACGCCAATAAAGATACTTCTTCATTGGTGTAATACTCACTGTGCGCCGTTGCGCCTTCGTCATCCACAGATTTCGGAATTCGCGCATACTTGCCAATCATATCTTTCGTTTCCCGAAAAAACATTTGACCGCTTCCGCGATAGGGTTGGAGAAGCCAACGATGATTTGGAGTTACGACCGCATTGAAATTTCTTGCATTAAACTCAATGCATTCCATAGCGACTTCTTTTCTGAATATCTCTTGAAGCGGTGACCACTGTGTTTTGCCTTTTTTAGAGAGAGTCAGAATAATATCGTTCGATTTAAGATTTTCTTGGCGTAAAAATCCGCGCTGTGTGAGTATCTCTGTTTCTTCATCAACGCAATAAATTATATCCATTTTGTAGCGCTTGGCATCGCGGTGGTTTTTCAGGATCTGGCAGGTGCTCATGCCGACCTGCGCCGCTTTCATAACAGTCAAGTTGGTCGATTGGTCATCGTATATGTCCGTAAGGAACGGATGATTATCCCATTCGATGCGGTCGCCTTTTTCGTTGGCAATGTGTTTCTCGGCTATCCAGTCAAGTATCCCATTATCAGCTTCTATTATTGGTATCACTGATTTTGTCATATGTTTTTGTGACTTCGCCCTATTCTTGTTTGGATTTTTCAATAGCGCGTCTGCGGATATTCTCTTGGAGTTTGCCTTTGAATTGCAGGCGTAGCTCTTCGTCTTCGGGATGTGATTCTCCAGTCACAACTTCGCCACTGTGTTGAAGTTTGAGAGTTTCGCCATATTTTTCAGGCTGTTGGCGCTCGATGAGCCATTTAGAAAGACTGATATCACCAAGCACGGGTTCGCCGTGAACGCTTCGAGCGATATTCTCCTTTGATTTGAGAGGTAGCTTTTGACGCATGCGGTTAAATTTATCCAGAAGCTCAGGATATTTATTAACCCAGCTATGATAAGTGGATGGCGAAACATCAGCGTAATCGCACGCCTCCGCAATGGTTGCGTCAATGGCAAAGGCCTGTTCGAACTTCTGGATAACCTCGGACGTCATTTTGGTGACGCCGTAAGCTATATTTCGTTTCCAAATCTCTTTTTTTGTTGGTCGTGCCATAAAATTATACAGGATCAGGAGCGACGACTGTCAGGGTAACGGAATCTGTTATGTCGTTGACGCTGAATGTAATCGTGTGATCGCCGACTGTTTTAAATTCATAATGGAACGGATAGAATGGAGTGATAATTCTGACCTCATTTTCGTATTGAGGAAGAACATCACCCGTGCCGTTCAAGGTTTTGTTTTGAGTATCGTCAGTTGCAGTGATAATAACGACGGCATTTTTAATTGGTTCGCCAGCGTCATCTCGAACAATAAGACCAAGCTCAATGTAATTCGTTTCGTCTACGATTTGAGGCTGGGCGGTATATATGCGACCGAGGCCTTTGCCTGCGATCGGGCTTATAATTTTAATGGTTGTCATAGATTTTGGTAGTTGAATTAGTAAGGGTGTCGGTTCTATTGATGGTTGCGTGATGTAAATTGGGATGTAAATAGTTTGCGGTGACGGGGTTGGCACGGGTGGTGGTGTAGGTGGTGTTGGTGGTGTTGGTGCGGAGATCGAAGCAGATGGAATTTCTGGCGTTGTTATGGGTATCTTCGGAATTGGAACATAGATGGTTTGCGGTAGCGGAGATGTTAGTGTGGGAGTCAAAGCAAGTGGAATTTCTATTGTTGTTATCGTTGTTGTAGACAAAAGTGATGCCCCTTGATGGATGGATGTCGAAGACGGAATAATAATCGTTTGAGTCGGCGATTGTAGCGCAGGTTGCGGAGGCTTTGCCAAAGGCGTTTCATTGATAACAATGGGCGTTAATGGTGTTATCTGAGGCGGTTCTGCAAACTTATTGAAATTAAAGAACCAGCCGATAACACCTACTATTACGATTTCGAAAATTATTAAAGTATTGAATATCATACTTTTAATATACGCTATTCCACAAAGTATAGCAAGCGGTCGATATTCACAATTATTTGTCAGGTTTTTGAGCTTCGCATATTATACCTGAAGCCGTTACTAAAATCGAAGCGATTGATACTGCGCTTTCTATTCCTGCTAAAAGCACATCGACAGGATCGACCACACCCACTTCAAGATATGGTCCTATCTTGTGAGTCACAACATTGTAAGCATGACCGTCTTTTAGTATTTCCTCATTTTCTAATCCCATATTTTCGCGTAGTTGTCTGGCGGGACATTGGAGAGCTTCATTGAGGATTGGCGAAGATGTTTTAATGCGAGATAGAGCAAGGCCTGCGCCGCAGACGACTCCGTGTTTGTAAGCAGAGCGCACTGCATTTACGCAATCCTCGACTTTGTATTTGAGGGATTTCTGTTCATTTTCGGTAGGAGCGCCGACTTTGATGACAGCGAGCGAGTTAGTGAACATAGCAAGGCGTTTTTGTAATGCTTTCTTTTTTGGTTCGTTGGTTTCGGATTCAATCACGGAGCGCAGACTTGCAACAGCCATGGCAATATCCATTTTCTTTCCGCCTGGGCCTACGACGATTGACTCTTCGCGTCTGCAAATGAATCTCTGCGAGTGACCAAGGTCAGTGATTTCTGCTGTTTCGAGCTTAGCACCCTTTTCCATTGAAAATACTTTTGCGCCCGTAAGCAAAGCAAGGTCTTCGAGGAATACTTTGGCATCGCCGTCTTTTGGCATATTAATTGCAACAGATGGGAATGTGCCTAATTTCTGCGTCTGCGGATTCATAACGTGCGATTGATTGATGACGAGAGTGGCAAGCGCGGACTGTTCGACGTGCTCTGCGATAACGACAAGATTAAAAATTCCTTTGGCAGCCATTTTTTCCATAATCGGCATGATGTCTCTGTTGTCAGTGAGGCGATAATCAGTCAAGAGAATGTGCGGTTTTTCGAATACGCACTCCATGCGGTCGGGATTATTGATCATGTAAGGACTGATGTATCCCTGTGAAATACTCACACCATTGGTTGATTCGACTGTGGTATCCATAGTCGGCGATTTATCGATAGTGATGAGTGCGTCTTTTCCGAGTTTAAAGTAGAGGTCAGCAATCATATCGGCAATTTTATCATCGTCAAATGCGACAAGAGCAACCTTTTTCAGGTCTTCTTTAATCTTAATCTGCTTTGCGCTTTTTTTCAAATTGGTTTTCACTTCCTCGAGACCACGTTTAAGTTCGAGTTCAACTTTGCGACCATCGAATCGGGTTTTGCGACCCACCTCGTTGATGATTGATTGCAAAATAATGGCAGCGCCAGTGGTTCCGTCGCCAGCTCTGTCGTTTGTTTTAATAAGCACCTCGCGGACAATCTTCACGATTGCGTTTTCTTTTGGATCGTTGAGTTCAAAGTCGCGGGCGATTTGAACGCCATCGTCAACGACCATGCGGTAAGGCATTTTGTCAATGATGACTTTGTTGCTTGCGGGTCCGAAAGTCGGACGTATCACATCGACCATTTTGTTAACGGCCGACTTGATAATTTTAAATGTTTTGTCTGTTATGATGTGGTGTTCAGTTTGTGACATAGTTATATATTTATTATACAGCTTTCAGGTTTATAAATCAAGGCATATATTTTTTTCGTAGACCCAAACCTTTGACAAAAGTTCCTCACATGAGCTTCAAGGTATGCCTTGTTTTGCACTCTGCCTCGGTATCCCTTATTCCAGCGAAATTTCTTGTTACAGATCTGGCAGACTTCAATTTTTCTTTGTGGATTTTCATAAATTATTGTTAGATCATGGGGAATTCCTCTATAGCGACATCCTAAATCATTTGCATATCTCATACTTTTTTATTTTATTATACTTTTTCTAATTACATTCTTCTAAAAATGCAATAATATCATCATCGTGAAGTAAAATATAATCCACATCTTCTGAGCCTTCTTTAAGCTTTATGTGTTCTCCCAAAAATGCACCATAAATAACCCGATCGCCTTTTTTGACATCTTGAATTTCAGGTCCCACGGCAATCACCGTGCCGACAGCTTTCTTTTCCTGTTCGACATTTTCAGGCGTCACAAGACCATGATCCGAGACTCGGGATTTTTCAGGGTCTGGCTGGACGAGAACTTGTTTGCCACGAGGCATAATCCGTGTATTTTTCATAATTTTCTTCGCCATTTGTCTTTAATAATTTGATCAACCAATGCTTTTGTTGTTTCGAGAGCATTACCAGCTTCCCCGCCCATGCGTCCTTGATAATATCGTTCGTGAAACCATTCGAGAAGGCGCTTCAAAATTTTAAGGTGGATAATCATAATAATTCACTTATAGGCGTATCTTTTCCTTGCGCCTTGTTTTTAGCAATGATCTGCGCTCGGACTTCTTCAGCTTCGCTTGGAGGTTCGATGATAAATCCTTTCAGACGGGGTCCTGCGACTTTGATTTGCTTTTCAATTATGTTGACCTTGCGTTCAATCACCCTTCGGAAGTAAGTCAGTGTAGTGACAATAAGAATTGCAGTTACGATGCCTGCGATATATCCAAGAATAAAGATGATCATATTTTTAAACTGAGGCGAGATCAGTTGCCTTCTTTTCGGCAGATTCGACTGCATCTGCTTTCTTTTCTTGTGGCACGTCATCGAAGACGAGAGGACGGGCATTTAAAAAATCGCTACCAGGAACACCTTGGCCGTTCACGACTGGCTGCGCGCCAAGTCCGAGTTTGTATTTGCCGAGAAGCAGAATCAACTCTTCGTTGAATGATTTGACTCGTTTTTCGAGGTCGTTTGTTTTTTCTTCTGTCATAATTTTTATTTAATTTTTAATACGAATTTGGGTAACGTTCTGTAAGCTGGGATCGGCAGGATTTGGTTCGAGACTTCGGGGCGTCGATGTCTCTATCATGTGGCAAATTCTTCCTTGCGGAATAAGTTCGACCACCACCTGCATGCGCCTACACTTTCTGTAGGGAATTACCCAGCAATCCCAGCTCACAGGAAGTTACCTTTTTATTATATCACAAGCGGTCGGTAAATGCAAGAGAGTTAAGTGGTAATTTGCTTGCTAACTTTTCTCTTTGCTGTCAATATCTTTTTGTGTATCTTTCAATCTCTTTCTTGTAATAGCACAGTAATTTTCGTCTAATTCTATTCTAATCCGTCAATAAATCCTTCTCGGTAATTTAATAAAATTATTTATATTGTCTTATTGTTTAATTCTAAGTTTATGTTCTTTCGTAAACGGTGGCAATTTTCTTTCATTATTTATTTTATGTCCAATTTTAAATGGCATATCAATTTCGCATTTCTAAAAAATTTATAATTTCAGGTAAATATGTAGTTATTTTAATCATTTGCTTTTCGTAATACTGGTCAAAGTCTTCTGTTAATCCTTGCATATTCCAGTTTATCCAAATTGCACCGTGAAGTTTTTGACTTCTTGTTCCTTTTTTCTCTGCTTTAATAATAACTTTTCCATTATCTAAAATTTTTGTATTGCCAGTCATTCTTGCTTTATAAATTTCATTTATAGTGTTGTCTTGATTATCTCTTTGAGTAATATCATAAACATCAGCTTCAACTTCAATTAAATATCTTTTTCCTTGTTCAAGCCCGCTGTCTAAATTAGAGCTTCCAATAATTTTTAGTATGTATTCGTTAATTTCCATATTATTTATTTTTTAATTGACGATTATATTCGTGGCGTTTAATATAATAAAAAATTAATGCCTTCTTTCTTTTTAGCTTTCTATATTCCTCGTCTGTGTGATAAAGATTATAGTATTTAGCCTTTCTTGCTTCATTTCTTTGATGCGAACGCTCTAATTTAAACACTTCTAACTCTTCAACTGAATATCTTTTATTCATTATTTCTTTTAGTGTTTTTTTATTAATAGAATATTTTTTAAAAATTTCTTTGTTTTTAAGAAAATTATTAAAATCTTCTATTATTTTATCTTCATTCATAAATTATAAATTAATCACTTCTTTTTAATCAAATTATCTCTTAATTTAAAAATATACTGTGGGATATCTTGTGCTTTTTTTGTATCATAAATACAACCGTCTTCAAAATAAATTTCATATCTATCATTTATTATAAAACTTCTTTCTGTTTTTATTATTTTATTCATATAATTTTTTCTTTTTCAAGTTTTTTAAATTCTTGTTTATAATAATCATAAGCAGCATTTATTTCTAATTGATTAAGTTTTTTATGAGTTGTTTTAAACCAATGGCTAAATTCTAATTTTTTAACTATTTCTTCGGAATGTTTATTGACTAATCCTCTGCGATATTCTATTAAATGGCCACTTTTCATTACGTTGCAAGAATAACACTGAGCATTCACATTAATCTCATTATATTTTAATGCTCTATCAGAGCCTACGCTTTGATAATGTCCAGCGTCCATTTCTTTCCAGTTTTTACAAATAGAACAACTTATACAATGACAATATCCTCGTTTATCAGCATCTCTTGCTCGTATGAATTTACTAAACATTGACCAAAGAGCATTTTCTTTGTGGTTCATCATAGATTGTTTTGTTCTGTTTTTTTATAAACACCGCTTGGCATATTACAATTGTATGCGTGAGTTGAAGGAACATTTTTTCGTCCACCAACTTATTTTAATTAGCTCATCTTTAAATCGTATTAACTTATTTTTATAATCTTCTAATTGTTCTTTTGTTCTATGAGTTCTCATTTCCTTAAATTTTCCATTAGCGCTTGAAATGCTTATAAGTCTATACGGCAATTCATTATTCCCTGCGTATTGCCAAGCTAAAAGATAATGCGTGATTTGTTCATTTTCATCTACCCTTTGTTGATCCCATAAAGACGCTCCAGTTTTATATTCTGTTAAAATTTCGTTTTCGTTTAAGCCGTCAATGCCCGCAAAAAGAGAAAAGCCTAAGTCTGTGTGAGCGAATAATTTTAATTCGCCTTTTTTACTAACAGGAACTTCTTTAATTATTTTTTCTATTATACGGATATAAGTATCTTGCGGCTTTTTAGTTAATTTTTTAATTTCTTCACGCCAGTTGTAATTTTTATTTTCCAAAATAGCGTGGACTATTGAGCCAAAAATCATATTTTCGTTAGCAGGTTCTCTAATTCCTAATATGTAGGCTTGCCAATAAGCATCTTTTCCTTGCTCATAAAAACAATTTACTTCCGAAAATGATACATATCTTCTTTTTGTGCTTTGAATTGTTTCTTGAAAATCCATATTTTATTTTTTAATAGTATCTTTTAAATCATTTTTCCTTACTTCACCGCAGTTGCGGCAAACTGAATAGCCAACTTCGTGATAAAAAAGGTTTAAATTAGTGGCTTCAATAAACTTTCCACTGAAGACAAAATCGTGAATACATCTTTGATGTCTTCCACAATCACCGCTTGTTATTTTTTGACAATCA